CCGCCTTATAATATTATAAATTGGATATTTTATTAGCCGTCCGCCCGGCTCGTTCTATGAACGATTTAATTACGCTGTAGGATTGTCTTCCTCATGTACAATAACAGCATTGTACTTGGAAGAAGAAACAAACGAGTCCTTTGAAACAAGGAAAGCACCTTGAAAGCGATGAAAAGAAAAATCCTCAGCTATACTTGAGAAATGACTAATAAGCCTAGTTTCACCTGTAGCCATCGCACCATACTCTACTTTCAGAGTATGACTAATTCCCACTCGGAAAGGATATGCATTATTTGCATAAACTAAGGGTAAAGCATATTGACAATTAGTCGGAAACATTAAAAGAGGAGTGTAGAATGGTACTTCAATCTCTACTATTTTGTTTAAAGAGAGATCATAAACATTAAGTGCATCTGCTGTAGGCAATCCAAAAAGCTGAGGATTGTCAGAATTTGTACTAACATTGGTCATCCAGTTTCCTCTACCTGATTTAAGTGGACTGAAAGCCACTGAAGCAACAGCCGAGGAAGTGTTTCCATGAAATACAAATTTGTGGCGAAAACCACCTTTTTGAAATAAGAAACATTTTCTCAATGACTCATAGTGAGTCCTGTTATAAAGAGTTTCGTCAAAATTGGATTCAGTTGCAATAGGAACAACAGTCCCTCCAACGGAAGCTGAAGTATTAAAGTAATCAGGATAGATGTCAAAATCAAAGCGAAAATCAGTCAAATTACTAGAATTAAGGCTCTTTTCAAGCTTATATAATCCAGTATGAAAGGTACGCTTAAGCAGAGAACGAAATGATATAATTTCCTCTCCAAAATGATGACGGTGAATACCCGTATGATCTGAAGTTACTTTATTTAAAACAACATTTTCTACACTAGTTTTAATTCCTTGACCACCAGTGCTCTGAGATGCATATGGTTGAAATGATGAACTAACTGTTTTAGACTGACTTTGCAATTCAATACTGTCTGTAAGTTCAAAAAAGTTATTTGCTAATTCCGGACCAGCAAAAACCATATTATCTGACTTAACGTAAATATTGACTTGAATTGAGTCATTATTTCCAGCTATGCTAGGTGTAGTTAATTCGGTGAAAGGAGTAAAACATAAAAGCCCATTTATGATTTCAGATTTTCTATTAGAAGTATCAAACGAATCAATATTGGTTAATTTGAAATTCAAATCTGAAGTAAAACCTACGGTTATTTCTATATCACGTTTGTCTTCGAGATCCATATAATATGCATACTGCAAATTCAGGTCCTGAGGATTAGAAAAAGATAAGTTTGTTAAATTAGCTTGATTGAGATTAGGTTCCCAAAAAATTAAAAGTTTACCCCTGTGAAACTGACTAGCTACAACTTCAATTCGAAAGGTGATATCACCTCTCCAATAACGAAAATGGCTTGAAACCATAGATAAAGGAGTATGTTGTAGTCCATCTAAGACTGGCGAACTGAGATTACCAGGAGAAACAGGAAGTCTAAAAATAGTTGACTCTCCTGGAACATCAGTAACATTCCAGTCAAAATTAGTTAAAAAAGCTTCCTTACTACAAATTGTAGAGATAGCCATTTCATCTTTGTCTGGAGCCATTCCTGGAAGAGCAATTGAAAGCTCTTGCTTTTCGTCTAAAGTAAGCTTCTGAACCATGTCATAACCTACAGTAGTCGAAAAATTAGTAGCTGCCATTGGTTTTACAAAAGTAACTCCACGAATGTCAGGTACTTTAGAGAAACCAAACATTTTTGAAACCTTAGCTAAACCTCCTGAGACCTTTGAAGTTGCCAATGCAACTCCTCCAACGACAGGAACACTAGACAATTTACCTGCTAAATTACTAGCAGCAGAAGCTATTTTACTAATAGGTCCAGCGTCAGCATACTCGTCATCAACATATTTTTCGCCAGCTTCAGCAATAGAGTTGAGAACTTTGTTACTATTGATGCTGGTTCTAGCTTTGTCAAATGAACTAGAAGGTCCTTCAGTCTTAGATTGTGAGATTGCCATTTTAGTAGCAGTAATAGGTCCCAGTTTAACATTTTCCACCCAAGCATACACCTGAACAGGAACGTCAGAAGCAAAATCATTATTTGCAACACGAATGGGATTAATATACGACATCAACACATTAGTAGCCCCAGCAAAATCGACAAAACTCGATCCGTCGGCAACTTCATCAGCATCATCATCATAAATGGCCCATGAGGGTTTACAACTAATGAAAGGAATAGACATCTCAATATTATTATCAACTCCTATTTTAGCATAGACAACTTCTGGAGATTGAGAAAGATAATTAACAAAAGCATTAGTATCTTGTCTATCAGCAGAACCATTAAGTTTGATATGGGTCAACGCTAAGAGATTATCATTTGAACTGGGATAGGGTTGGTTAGAAATTAAAACAGTTCCATAATGATATCTAGTGGAATTAAATACAAAACGAAGTTTCATATCACCTCGAAAATAATAATAATTTTTAAGTTTTGACCTAACACCAGGATTTTTAGACCATTCATCCCATGGGTCAAATGCTTTGTCATTAAGAAAATCTAAATTATTAAGGGTAAGAACAGTGGAAAAAATTTTAACAGGTCTTTTGAAAAAATCATCAAGACTAAGATTAAATTTAACACCCCCATCTGTCATAGAGAAATCAGTATCTTTATGAGTCATATCAACTTCTTCATCCATAATAACATTTTCAACTACTTCAGATTGCGACATAATGAAATTATGTCTGGCTGAAAGTTTTTTACTCCTCACAGCCATACCATATAAATAAGAATTAACATAGTCAGCATTCTGAAAATCATTGTAAGTTGAAAACATTCTTCTCATTTTCCTTAAATAAATTTCAAGATCATCTAAAGACATGTCATCAATAGCATCTTTATCCATAGCTTTTGATGCTAGGATAGAAAATTTTGGTAGATTTTTATACTCATCACTGAGATCATGTTTTTTAAAATCGGCAACTCTTTATTTTCAATTAGTGGGTGAGTCAACCCAAAAATCTATGGACACATAAATCTGGTTTAGCTCGCATCGTCTGCGATCAGCTCCTGATATTATGATAGTAAGGGTAAATACCCCTCTGATTTCCACAAATTACCTGAAACTAAATACACTTAATGTCCAATAAAATGTATATTATAGCCAGTAAATTCATTTGTGATAGTCTTTTTCTTTAACAAAAGAAAAACCTTTAAAAGAAAATAAATTAAAATTATATGTACCTGTTTCTTTTAAGAAACGGATACATAAATAAAGCTAAGGTGAAAAGAACACACTCAGCTCCCAAATAAACAAAACAAAATTCCCACATAATTACTAAAAGAAAAGCGAATAGGAACTCTTTCCAATCGTTAAAATAAAAAGCAAAAGCATTTTCATTGTAAAGAAAATAATGCATAATATTATAAGCAGTGAAAATGTAAAAGTTAAGTATAGAACAAGCCCATGCTTGTATAGCAATTAAAGTTACTTTAATAAAAAATTTAAAAAAGACTTGGAATTGTTTGTTTAAAATAATCTTGTTAATTATCATCTGAATTCTTTCTCTAAAAGTAGGATTTACATAAGTGTACAATCTGTCATCATTATTTAGACGAGTACTAATTGATTGAGAATTAAGAAAATAATCATCTTCTTCTATTATACGTCTATATGTCCAATGTTCAGCCCAACCTTTAAAAGTGAGCTCAAAGTCTGAATCAGGAGTATCAGTTTTATCGACAAAAATCTCCACAGATTGTTCATACATGACATAGAGGATGTAAAAATTCTCTGTTTTATAGAATTGAGGCGTACACAGGTTATTTTCATAATCAGAAATACATTTTTTTAATTCTTCACTTCTTTCAGGTGAATAACCGTAAAGCTCATATATGGAAATATGATTATCAAGATCAACCATGTCCTCAGAAATTTTAGATTCAACAGAGGATTGGGATTCCAAAATAGGATCAGAATTATTATAAATATCATGATAAGTTGGGAAATAGGAATCGACAGTAAATTCTTGAAATTTATATCTTTTGAGAGAAACTTCAATAAATCTATCTCTGATTTCGTTATAGGATTTCTCATCATCACACCAATAAAACAATTCTCTAAGTGCAGCTGCACTAGATTCCATTGTTTGAACGTCAGTAGAAACATGAGAGCTAGCAACATTCCAAGTAAGAGATTTAATCAAACTCTCTTTATCTAGACAAGCAACGTACCTATTCAAACCTTTATGAAATCTGAAGTATCTCTTGAGAAAAGAGACTTCACCTTCCTCAAGGAAAGGTTCTGAAATCTCACCTTTAGTAGGAAGTGTGAAATCCATCCCATACACTTTTTCACAGAAATTTTTATAAGTTAAGTTGTTAAAATGTTTTTTAAGCAATTCTGCAACAGGACCAATATTATCATCTCCATATATTAAAATGTATGTAAGAGAAAAGAAATCAAGGGGTTCAAAATCAACTGTTGTGTTGAAAGGATCACCGCTCCCGATAGGAGTACACATAACACAAAAGCTATAAAATAAAAGATATAAACCTCTTAAAGAATTGTCTTCTGCAGTTGCGTACTTTCCTGAAGGTTGAAAACCAGGAATCTGAACTAATGCTCCATCGACCATAAGTAGAGGAAAGAGATTATCAGTAAGTATACCTCTAACAATTTTCATAGAATATTCATTATATCCTCTAGAAACAAGGAACTTACATATAATATCGTTACACTCGTAACCAACATCAATGGGCATAGAAGTATCATAACCTCCATAATCACCTCCAAAGAAATTATTAGAAAATTGCCACATTTTAGTTCTCATTTCGTGAGCTCCAATGCTATGCATGTTAGTACCTATTGCGGTTCTAAAAACATCTCCATGAGACATCATATAAGTATAGAAGGGCAATAGATACATTCTATTGACAAGTGATTCTGGATAACCAGACATAGCAAAAACTCTAGTACTTCCTTTATCAACTTTAGCTCTTGGACGAGGCTCATCTTTAAGTTGAGCTCCTAGAATATTCATAGCTGATTCTCCATTCTCATAGCTATCTATGATTTCCAAAACTTGTTCTATTATTGGAAAAGTAGGTTCAACTGCATCATTCTTAAAATCTTGAGGCGATTCTATCAAATAATTTCTCTTTTTTCCTGGAAAGGAGTACCCTCCAGAAGTGGAATTTTTCATAGATCTGATATAAAAATTGAGAGGATAACCATTCTGTGCTATAGTTAAATTTAAGGGATATAGTTCCTCATCAGGTAAATTATCTTGAAAATATTTCAAAAGAAGAGAACTTACAGCTTTACAAGTGTCCAAAGGAAGACACTTTTTCTCTTTAGTAATTTTTCTAATCCAAACATTGTATGGACCATGAGTTCCTTCAATGGATTTGCGACCCATTTTAGGTATATCATACTTAAGAACTTTATCATAAGCATATGGAGAAACTCCAAAAAGATACTCGATGTCTCTGACTATTTTCGTTAGCTTCATTCTTGATCTAGGCTTAACAACTTTAAGAGGCGTAAGACCTCCTATAACCTTAAGACCAAAAGTCCCTTCATAATAAAAGGGTGAACCAGGTGAAATAGGACCTAGAGATTGACTTTGAGGCATACGAATGGGTCCCTCACTATAAATATTAAAACCAGCTTCAACTGGTATACTCTTAAGTAGGTCACTGGAAAAAGTAGTGGCATAACCATAAGCTTCGTCTCCAGCTGTATGAATACCAACTAGAAAAACTTGATTATTAACTTTAGCAATGACGGGATTACCACACTCACCACCAACGAAAACACCTGGATATTTAAGATAAGTTGGTAGAAAAAATTTATGTGGTTTATTACCTTTCGATCCAACCAT